AAGTCATCGCCGTCTACTGTTAATAACACGATGTTTATTGGCAGTACTGCGGACCTCCAAAAAATGTTAAAACAACAAAAGGAGATAAATAAAACAGAAGAATCTTAAGTTGTACTAAAATGACCGTTCTGAACGTATTAAGCACCAATTCCATTAATGGTGGTCAAACTGAATACCAAGTAGTTCAAAGTGGTGTCTATCGTATTATTTGCACTGCAGCAAATCAAACAGTTAGTATTAACGATGGTCCTGCTATTCAACTTATTCAAAATCAACCTTTGATTGTTAAGGGTGGTAAATCTGGTCAGGCAAGAGTTGTAAAAGCAACTGATTCTGCAACTACAGTTTATACTCTTGGTACACATTTAGGTGAAGTTAGTAATACTCACCCATTTTCTGTTGGGGATTACATTGCTGTAGAAGATGATAGTACTTCACCTGCAATTGATTCAGCATTTTTATCTGCTGGTACTGTTGGTAAGAAGATTACTGCCATTACAGGAAGCACAATCACAACAAATATCGATTCCACTGATGCTGACCCAGCAGGAGATTACACCTATGCTTATAGCGGCAACCAAGCACTTGTGAGACGTTGCGTTAAGATTGTCGTTGGTGCAACTAATGCTATTACTGTTGAAGAAGTGCAAGTAGTCGGAGGTTGATATGTCTGGGGGATTCAAGTCGGATATCCCACCCGCAGTCAACAGTACCGCTAAAAGATACATTAGGGGTATGCAAAAGGGTCGTATCAGATGGGATAAACTCTATGGTTCGCGTGCAAAAGAGGTAATGCACAAGACTGCCAATAAAATGGCAATGGGAGAAATGCAAAAAATGCCCCCTACTTACAATGAAATTTTCGGAGAAGCGAACAAGAGTGGTGATTCTTCTTTGCGTGACTGGTTTGGCAAGAGTCGCGCTTCTGATGGCACCCCTGGTTGGGTTCAACTGGGTGGCAAATATGCAGGAAAACCCTGTGCAAGGCAACCAGGACAAACAACCAAACCAAAGTGCGGGTCCAGTAAAATGGCAGCAGCACTAAATAGTGACGAAGAGGAAAAAGCATTCCGTAGAAAGAATGCTGAAGACCCAAATCCAGATAGACGAGGCAAAGCGAAAAACGTGGCAACTGAAGAAACTATCAGAGAGGCAGGCGATTACTGGCATCCAGACCCCGACAAAGACCGTCAAATCAGCGGTCAAGGTAACAAGGCTCGTGCTCGTGAAGATAGAGCAAGCAGGTCTTCATCTTCTTCATCGAAACCAGACCCCAAGAAACTGCGTCCTGGTGAGTCCTACATGGATTATGCCAAGCGTCAGGGTAAGAAATCCGCACCTGCACCTGCACCTAAAGAGCGTAAGCGTGACAGGATTGGTAAAGCAATCGGTCGTGTAGTTGACAGAGTTGCTGGTATCAAGAGCGAGGCACGCAATCCTTATGCTATTGGAATGGCACAGGCAATGAAGTCTACTGGCGATACTCCCCCTCTTGAAAAGTCCACTATCAAGAAAGCACACAAGATTGCTAAGGCAATCAAGAAAGAAGAGAAGGACCATGAAGTATCAATGGCACAGTCTCAACTGAGCAGTGTTGAGAAAGATGTCAAGGCACTGAAAAAGAAACTTGGTAAAAAGGAAAAGAATCTTCCTGCATGGATGCAAGCAAAAATTACTGATACTGAGCATAACATGGATGCTGCTGCAGGTTATGCAACTAAAGAAGAGTTTGAACTGGAAGAAGGCAGAGCAACTGATGTTGCTATCAATATGATTCGCAAGACTCAGGGTGACAATCCTAAGTACCTGAGCAAGCGTTCTGAGATGATTCGCAAGTTAAAGCAAAGACAACTTGATAAGTATCTCAAGCAAAGGGATGCTAAAAAGCAGAATGAAGAACTTGAATGGTTAACTGAAGAGCAGTTTGATGAAGCAGCAGGCGAAAAAGATGCTTGCTATAAGAAAGTCAAAGCACGCTATAAGGTTTGGCCAAGTGCATATGCATCTGGTGCTCTCGTTAAGTGCCGTAAAGTTGGTGCTGCAAACTGGGGTAACAAATCTGAAGAAGTATCTTTCCAACAGTTTCAAGAGAAGTGCTGGAAAGGATACAAGCAAGTTGGTATGAAAAAGAAGGGTGACAAAATGGTCCCCAACTGTGTCCCTGAGGAGGTACAAAATGAAGGAGCAGCCTGGACAAAAAAAGCAGGACAAAATAGCGAAGGAGGACTCAACGAAAGAGGACGCAGGTCCTATGAGGCTGAGAATCCAGGAAGCGATCTTAAGAGACCTTCAAAGAAAGTTGGGAACAAGCGTAGAGCGTCTTTTTGTGCGAGAATGAAGGGTATGCGTAAGAGACAGAAACCCTCCAACAATACAGGCGATGACCGTCTGTCCAAGTCCCTTAGAGCGTGGAACTGCTGATGAAATCTTACAACGAATTTATATCTGAGTCCGTAAACATCTCGGGAGATTTCAACGGAAATCTCTACATCAACTCGCAACCTGAAGAACCTCAGCAGGTAGGGGAAACCTATACTGCTGATGTGCTCTATAAAGGCGAGTTGTACAACATTGAGTTTGTCTCGGAAGGTTCTCCTACCAAGAATGAGTTGGTAGAAATGCTTCAGGGAGAATATCCTGGTGCAATGGTTCAGGGCATCTATCCTGTAGAAAAAAGCAAACTGAATATCACCAAGTCAAACAAAGTTACGATTGATGGCGAGGGTCATAAGTACGGAGCATTCTGATGAAAAATTATATCATTGAGGACCAGTTTGAGTTACAGGTTGCTCGTGGCAAAGTCAAAGGTGCATCATACATCCATAAGTTTGGTGCTGTATCCTCTTTGTCTATCAATACCACTGGTAGTGTTTGGGATATAGATGATACACTCTATCCTTGGTCTGCATTTGATACCGCTGGTGTACTTGTAGCAGCACAGGCAAATGTTTCTGATAACGGCAAGGTTGTAACTGTTCTTGGTCTTGACGAAAACTTTGAGTTAACACAAGAAGACTTTACTTTGTCTAGTGCTGGTACAGTAACAGGCACAAAAACATTCAAGAGAGTTTATCGTGCATTCGTATCAACAGGGTCCACTAATGTTGGCAATGTAACATTCTCTCGTGGTGGGACTAATATATTGAGGATTCAGGAAGACAGAGGTCAAACTCTAATGGCAGTCTATACTGTGCCTGCTGGATATACTGCATATTTACATCAGGGTGTCGCAACTGCACAGACAGGTGCTGATGCAACGGGATTTATGTATGTTAGATACAATAGTGTTGCAACTGTATTCCGAGTAGGACATACATTTGAAGTTAGTGGAGATGGTGGTGAGTATCACTACGAGTTCAAATATCCAGTCCAGTTACCAGAGAAGAGTGATATTGATGTGCGTCTAACGACTCGTAGTAACAATGGTCGTTTCACTGCAGCATATGACATGTTACTAATCAAAAACGATACACCGATTCCTGGTAACACAGATTACGCTTGGCCATAAAAAGTTTATAATTTATTCAGGATTCCTTCATATATCTACAAATTGTAATCATTTGTAGCTTTACAGGCGTTAAATAGTGACTATAATAGTTGTATCAGCGTGATACTCGTATGGTCTCATTTTACTTATTGGTTGCGGTGTTTGTCGTGCTCGTAGCATATGCGGGTGTTGACAGCACGATGAGACTTGTCGCTTATGCAGATATTGAGGTACGCTGGCACTGGGTACTTTTTAGAGCATACTTCATGCGAAGAAAACTAGAAAAGGAACTCGGTATTGAACCAACTAGTTTTAAGGAGCACTATCAGACCTATGGCAAACGATAAAGAAATGTCTGACCTATCTATGGATAGGAAAGAATGCCCGAAATGCGGTGCCACTTGGTTAAACGGAGAGCACTACTGGTCTGGCACTGGTAAGAAAGGAAACGAACTTGACCTTGCTGGATTAGTTTGCAACAAACTTGGTGACGATACCTGCATAAATCCTTGCCGAGGTCTAGATGGCGGAGTAACATGGGCAAAACGTCTGGAGCAACTGGAAAATGACCATCCCCAAGATTAGTTTTAAGAAGTGGGGCGAAGGAGTAGAACCCCCCGAAAGACTAACTGAAGAACGTGTACAGGAGATGATTGATGATGCCATACGAAAGCATAATCGTAATGCTTCAATTATCTCCATGTGTGTTGGTTGGGTTGTTCTTGCACTTTTTGCTGAGGGTCTGCTTAGACTCATTGGAGTAATCGATCCCATTTTCCCATGGCTGGACATCACGCTGAAGTAGTTGGCATAGTTTTGCTGCTAGTATTTGCAGCAACTATGTTTTATCAGGGAACCATGATAATGAGACAACATCATGGTTATTCTCAACGCTATATAAAACGGGACATGGATAACATGCGCCGTAGAGTTGAGGAATTACTCAAGAATGACGAAGATTAGAAACTTTCTAGTTACACTTTTTGCTACACTTTTTATCGCTGCTCCTGCATGGGCAGTAGATGTCCAGATGGGTGCCAATGGCAACCTAGTTTTTGAACCAGCAGAGGTCTCTATTGCTGCTGGAGAATCTGTTCATTTTATTAACAACATGCTTCCTCCACATAATGTTGTTGTGGAAAACCATCCTGAGTGGTCCCACGAAGGTCTCGCTATGTTACCAGGCGAGGACTTTGAGTTGACATTTCCAGAGGCAGGAGATTATACTTACTGGTGTGCTCCCCATAAAGGTGCGGGCATGATTGGGACAGTACATGTCTCATAATCACAACTATGAACCTATGCCTGCCTGGGTTGCCTGGGCAGGTGTGGGATTGATGATGTTCACCGTCATCATCTTTGTTGTCTTCACACTTTCTGTAATGTATTTCGGATGAATCACGCTGACCATTCAACCTTTGAACACTTAATTCACATGTTACTTTGTTGCATAGCTGGTCTAGGTATCGGCACCCTGGCAGTCTGGGGATATCAGAAAATTAAAGAATCTAAGAATCACAATCCATGAGGAAGTATATCGTTACAATAGACGGTATCAAACATGTAGTTTATTCTACAGCATCTGAATGGTTCGTATTAACTTCAGTCATTTCACACATTCCAAATAAAAAAACATGGAGCATTTATTGGGACGGGCACTGCTAATTGTGGCGGTGCCTTTTGTTTTAACTACAATTTTTGTTGCTACTAGAAAGGGTGGATACTATGACACCGATATGTACAAAGGAAATGGAACTGCCCACTAAGAGGCGGTACTGGTTTGCTATGTCATCGTTTGCTAGAATGTATACTCCACCAAAGGTGACACAAGAAATGTCTGACTTTTGTTTAGGTTGGGCATTACATGACGAGGAAGCACCACTTGATTGCTTACGCCATGTTGACACATACTTCAGAGATTTATGGATCGAATCACAGAACTAGAAAATGAAAATCGCTGGTTGAAAGAAGAGATCAGAAGATTGAGACATCAACTTGCTATGAAAGAAGAAGAACAATGGGCACATCCAAACTCATGTGTCCACAACTCAGACCCCTGGAAAACATGGAAGTCCAAATAGGTATTCTATTTTTTATGTGTATGTTTGGAGTATTTTTATTTGTAGTATCGCTATTCGATCAATGATGCACGAACTAGGACACATAGCAAGAGCAGTAATGGAACGCCCATGGTGTTTAGGTATCATGGGATTTCTTCTAGTGTTTGTCCCCATCCTTGGAATGTGGGCAGTTCATAAATACGGATGGGAACATTGGGAACCTTTTAGTCGTCATGAACCTCCTACTCCGCCCACTGAATGATATAAATGACCCCGTATGGAGCGTGATACTTAGTATCATGCTCCTTTTAGTAGGTGTAATGTATGTTGTCGTCTATATACTAGGAGTTGACAAAAGAGAATCCCATGGGAGCGATGACACCACCAAGTCGGAAGAGTTGTTACAACTTCCGAGTGACGAGCATAGATAAAGTGCTCGATGGAGATACTATCGATGTCACGATTGATCTCGGTTTTGATTTATATAAAAAAGAAAGAGTTAGAGTTGCTGGTGTTGACACGCCCGAAAAGCGTACCAGAGACCTCGAAGAAAAAGAACTTGGATACGATGCAACCAACTGGCTTAAAGAAAAACTCGAAGGTGCGATTGCTGGCGATGATGATCTCGTTATTCGTACTGAGTTGGTTGGGGGTGTTGGTAAATATGGCAGACTCCTCGGGTGGCTCTACATCGGAGACGCAGAAGTCTCTCTCAACGAACAAATGATTGACGAAGGTTACGCCTGGGCATACGATGGCGGAACTAAGCAGAAAGACTTTGAAGAGTTGCGTGAAATTCGCAGACAGCATGGAACATTAGTATGATTAGTACATTATTTGTTTTTGGTTTTACTTTACTGTTATGTTGGGGAATGGAAGCAACATTTCCCACTGGCACTAAAGGTATTAAAAGGTATTGAGTATGAGTACGACAGAAGTATACTTAGGTAATCCTAATTTAAAAAAAGCGAATGTTGCCACGGAGTTTACTCCAGAGCAAGTAAAAGAGTATTTGAAATGTTCTGAAGACCCAGTATACTTCGTCACTCATTACATCAAGATTGTATCTCTTGACGAGGGTGTTATCCCTTTCAAGATGTATAATTTTCAGGTTGACATGGTTAAGAGTTTCCATGACAACCGATTCAATATTGCAAAACTTCCTAGACAGTCTGGTAAGTCTACTGTCGTTACTGCATACCTTCTTTGGTATGTTTTGTTCAATCAAAATGTCAACGTAGCAATCCTAGCAAACAAAGCAGCGACTGCGCGTGAAATGTTAGGTCGTCTGCAACTGTCATATGAAAACCTCCCCAAGTGGCTCCAGCAAGGAATCCTCCAGTGGAACAGAGGTAGTTTGGAATTGGAAAATGGAAGCAAAATCCTGGCTGCATCTACTTCGGCTAGTGCCGTCAGGGGTATGTCTTTTAACGTTATTTTTCTGGACGAATTCGCGTTCGTTCCGAATCATATCGCTGATCAGTTTTTCAGTTCTGTTTATCCTACTGTATCATCAGGTAAATCAACAAAAGTTATTATCATCTCTACTCCTCATGGGATGAACATGTTCTACAAACTCTGGCATGATGCGGAGAAAGGTAAGAACGAATATATTCCAACAGAGGTTCATTGGTCTCAAGTTCCTGGGCGTGATGC